TGCGGGTAATGTACAGAAAACAGATTTAGTTCCTGCACTAAAACTTTCTAGAGAATCTCCATTCGAAGAAGTAATTGCCGTTCGCGTTAAGGTAGCGCCCGAAGCTGTAAAAGCTCCATAGCCTACTTCCCATTCATTATGGAATCGGATTCATGGAAAATACAATAATAGGTAGTATTACCATCTCCAATCCCAGCTGAGAAACCTTCAAAATCTTCGACAGCTCCTAGTAAAGTAATAGTACCCGTACCAGTCGTCGTCGTAGTTTCTTTTACACGATCGTTTACTATAAAAGCCATTTATTATCCCGTTACTGTTAATAGTCCGCTTGCACCTGGTGTAGGGAAAACAATTTTAAACGTACCATTCGTAGCCGTTTTGTTTTCCGTAAAATCTAAAAAGAAACAAGCTGCATTAGTTACTAAAGCTGCACTTGTATTATAGACTAACGCATACCTCGCGGTAATTGTTACACTTGTATATTCAGGATCTGTAAAATCAGCATATGCTGTTGTTCCAGAAGTCCCTACAGTATTACCACTCAATACAACTCCTCCGGCACTATATCCGGTACCGGATGCTTCATTAGTAGCTGAGTAAGCTGTGTAATCTGCTAGACTTGTTGCGGAGCTAGTATAGAGTGCAATTTTAAAAGTATCATTAGCAAAATCATGATCTCCTTTGATCAGCTCACTTTTAAAACTTGTACATACTACATTTGCCATTTATTTTCTCCTATGCTCTTGTTCTTGGTGCATTCAAAATTTCTCTGATAACACCATTCATATATTCATCTCTGTTTCTTCTGCCTTGTTGTTCAATGCCAAGACCTGTTAGAGATTGTTGATATTTTTGCTCGTACAATTGGTACATTCTATCGTTCGCTAAGAATGCAAATGCCTCTACGAGACAGGCATATGTGAGCGTATTTGGAGCGTTCAAACTCAAATACGTTGTAGTGTTAGTAGATGCTAAAGCAGTTCCAGCACTCGCTGTAGGTCTTCTAACATAAGCAACTTCAACATTCAAGGCTGTATCTGGTGTAGGAGAAATGAACATCTTCGTTTCGTCCCAATTTGCATAATATTTAGGTGTACCCTGAGTAACTCTAGTCCCTGAATACTCATCCATGAATGAAATATCTTTTTGCATTAAATATTTTCGAGTCTGTGGACTAGCCTCCGGGTACGTAGTTACATATCTAATAATTAAAATTCCTGTAGGAAGAGATATAAAAGGAGTTCCTGCAGTTAAACTGGAATAATCGTTTTGTCTAAAAACATCCAAATCTACATCGGTCATAATTCTATATTCAGCATCCGATATAAAATCGTTCACAATAGTTGTATCTATAACCGTACTAGTGGTTTCCGTATAGTTTCTAATTTTGGTAATTAATTCATCATAGGTCATGGTGTTATTGTAACGGGTCCTGCTGATACAGAATGACCGCCTCCTCTTATGCCTCCTACTGTAGCAGTATTTGTATCAACTGTAAAATAATACCAATCAGTAGGATTAGTTAAATTTCTGACCGTTGCTCCGGCAGAATGAGTAGCAGCTGTTGATCCATAAGCTCCTCTTTGGACCCATTGAGGATTCATGGAGGTAGCTTGGGGAGAAACTTCGCCTAAAACATTTGAACTAATCGTTGAATATCTAATAAGTTCACTTCCCACTAAAGCAACTTGAGGTGAATTTGAATTAGTTGTTAAAAAAGAACTTCCATCGGTTAAGGTAATTCCACTATTTGTTGTTGTATCGGTAATCGCAGAAGCTAAAGTAGTAGTAACAGTGGTGTATCGTCCTACCGTAATGGTATAACCTGCTGATTTAATAATATTAGAACCACTAATTCCATCAAAATCTTTCGGAGTAGCATAGCCAGCAACCGGATCATCTCTCGTACCGGTACCTGGAGCCACCTCAATCGTTCCTCTAAACCTAACCGTTGTGGATGTATCTCTACCATGACTGGGTGAATTAACAAAAATAATACCAGAAGCGGCAGCATACGTTTCGAAAGGATTGGTTGGTAATAAAATAGTAACAGCGGGTGCTGCTCTTTCAGGAGGGCGAGGATGTTCTAATGCTACAGCATCTCCTCCTCTAACTTTTAATTCTAATTGAGGCTGCTTGGATTCAAATTCAGAAATATGTACCCACGCCCCTGTCCATTCACGGACCATTTCTTTATAGGGAAACTGTAATCCACTTCGATCTGAAATGGCGATTGCATGTTTACCTGTTGCATATTTTCCGGCCATTACGATACACTCGGATAATAGGCTTTCGGTGTTATATAACTACTTGATTCAGAACCAGCCATTTTTTCAGCTCTCAAGATTTCATCTTCGTAAATTAATTTTAATGCTTCCACTCTATCAGGAGCAATTTTTAAACTTAAATAATAAGCGAGTCCTGCACACATAGCAGGATAAAAACGGTAAATGACATCCGCAGTATTACTGTACGATCCAGCGGCTGTATTAGTATCAATTCTCGATACATACCACATATATAAATAATTAGAGGCTTGTGTACTTCCTGGAGTTAAATAAACCCATACACGAGTATACAATCTAAATCGTTGAATAAAAAATTGACTGGGGTTTCCTGTAGATTTTTTATTAGCCAAAGCAGCAAATGCACTCTGATCAATTTTAGTCATCGTAGTATCCGTTGGATTACTCGTACTTGATGCTACATTTCGATAACTAACATTTAAAACATCATCAACATTATAAAGGAAAGTAGCACTTGGAGAAGCTAAATCATCTACTGATTTCGCATTGGTTTTACCCGATGCGGTAGCTGCTTCAGCATTCCATGCAAAATCATAATAATTTTGATCTGCAATAAGATCAATATTAGCATGATTAATTTTCCATTGAATCAATCCTCGATTTCCCCATTCGGAAAAAAGGATATTTAAAGATCTGCGAATAGTAAAGAGATCATAGCCAGAACGACTTTGGACTCCACATCTTTCAAAAGCCTCTTCAATGATGTCGTCTATCGCAGGATCAAATTGTACTGTTCCTGATATCGCCATCTAATTTCCTTAACTATAAATAACTACTAAAAAATCGATGCCTGAAAGAACCGCATACATTCCAGTATCACACTTAATACCGGCTTCAGATACATAATATGTAAAGTCAGAATTATCTACTGTTCCAAATTGTGCTTCAAAGACTATCTTAGCTGCTGTCGCCGCGCCGGATGTGTCATAAATTTTGATACTTCCGCCTGCAGCAGTAGACTGCGCTTGGATGCCTTTTATTCTTGCTCGAGTAATATCAACCAATGAACCATCTACATACTTTTGTAGTTGAGCTGTTCCTGTTATCGCAACGGTCTGTTTTACATCTGTTAAACCTTGCATTTATTCCTCCTAATTTCGTGAGCTCCCGAAGGAGCTCACATTATTTTATTAAGCTAGGTTAATGTATTGTTGATACAGAACAGTCAATCTAACTTCACCAGAAGTTGTTACTGCTGAGTTAGACACATTCATTCTGACATCACTAGTTCCAACATCTTCCCAAACAGAAGCTCCGCCAGCGTCAGTTGTTGGGTAGTGTCTACCCGCAGTTGTTCCAATTGTGTAAGTATTTACATATTGAACTGCTGATCCGCCAACCTGACCCACACTGATATCTGTTGTACCACTTGCTGCAGTGATAACATCAAAAACGATATCAATTAGTTGTGAATTTGCTGGAATGATCATAGCTGTTGCTTCCGCTGAGATTACTCCGCCTGATAGGTCAATAGCTGTAGTTTGTGCCATTACAACTTGGCCGGTATTTTTCATATCCGTTCCAACTGTAGTACCAGTCGTTTGTTTAATCGTTCCCGTTTTTATTGGGCCCGAAAATGTAGTTGTTGCCATGATTATAATCCTCCTAATTTATATGATGCAATCTTTAGGCCGTCGACTATACTCGTTTGCACCAAATTAATAATTGTATAGTAAGTAATCTATAACGCAGATTTGCGTTTAGTGCAAGGTATCCCTGTGGTTTTGTATGATTTTTGATAGCGCTTAAGTGGCTATCGAAACTTCGGGCTTGGCTTCGTTTACTTTGGTTTGAAGAGTATCTGCTTCAAACTCTTTGGCAATGATCTCTTTGATAACATCCTGGATTTGTCTATTGATCTCAATCATCCTGATATTATGCTTCCCGTCCTTCAGGTGCTCTTGTTGCCATTCTAACTCCAAGGACCGTTTCGTATTGTATAGGTCTTCGGTCATCTGTAACCTCCTCATAGGTTATCCATTTACCTTTTTTATTGGTAAATCCATCAGATTCGAACTTTACCTCATTTTTTCCCAGTTTGTCAAGGATTGATTTTTCAATACCTTGGACTGTATCTTCAGCTGAAACATTAAAATCAGCATAATAGCCGTGATATCGAATCTGTACTCGGAAGTTTTTCATAGTGAATTTCTTACTTTATGGTTGAAATGAGGCGGTTTTGAGGCCGCCTCATTAATTTGTTTTAGTTGCTATTACGCACCTGGTGATCCGAAGACACCACGCCAGTCAGACCAGCCGAAGCTGTATCTTTCTCTAGCTTTGTATCTAACGTTACCAGTTTCAAAGTCACCTTCCATATTAGTTTTGACAGGTGCTCTTACGAAGTGTTTTAGTCCATTTGGTACATCTGTTTTAATGAACCAAGCATCTGAGTCAGTTAAGTAATGATTGACCACATAACCTTGTGGAATCATTCCCATAGACACAACTGCATTGATATCATTATCAGCTGTTCCTGTTCTACCTTTGGATTTCATTAATCTTTCCGCAGTAAAT